AATTCATTTTTTCTAATAAACTCCCATGGTTGAATCGTAAACTGCTTGTAGTGATTCCCCCCTATCTGCTTATCTTGTGGAAATGCTTCATCAAATATATTTTTATTTGTCATCTTGTCTCCTCTAAATATATTAAATAATCCTTACCAATTGGGTAATGATACTTATAGTCTGTTGATAAAATATGTAAAGTATTTTTTGCTCTTGAAGCACCTGTGTAGTAAACTTTTCTTTCTCCACTTTGATCTGATTTATTTTTACGACTAAAGTCAGAAGCATAATCATTTTTACTTGCAAGAACAACATGATCTGCTTCTCCTCCCTTTACACTATGTATCGTATCAATAATGATCTTTGGTTCTTCATTTAATTGTTGTTGTCCATATCGTTTAAGTAATCTAATAAAATATATTTTTTGTCTTGAGGTAAAATTTCTACGAAGTATCCACCACCACTCTTTATTTTTCTTTTCATCGGGAACCGTGAGCCCACACCATTCTTTTAAAGTTTCAAAGTTATAGGTTTTAAAATCTGGTTCTCCCATCCAAAACTTGTCTTGCCGATAAGCATCTTTCTCTAAGTCTCTGATATATTTGAACATAATCTCTGCATCAGATTTGTTAATTACTTTACCATTAGAGATAGCCGTCCAGGATTTTATAGCTTGCCATTGTTTACGATCAAACGACTTATTGTTTTTATTATCTCCGAAATATAAGCCTGCCTCTTTAGCTGCCATTCTTAGTTCGTTAACAACTTTATTAACTCGTCCTAGTATGTACCATGTGCCTTCTTGATTAAAATCTATCTCCTTAAAATTTAAGTATCTTTTAACAGCACCTTCTTTATTTGAAGGTAGGTATTCTTTCTCCTCTGAATCTATAATTCCTCTTCTAATAATTTCTGTAAAATGATGTATAGCTTCTCCAAATCTTCTAGTCTTTCTAAGTACAACCTTTCGTCCAGGAAAATAAGTAGTAAAATATTTTGAATCTGCACCATTCCATTGATAAATACCTTGGTCATCATCTCCTGCTAAATATATTCTGTTAGATTTATTAGCTATTTTAAATAATACTGACCATTGTAATGGAGTAAAATCTTGAGCTTCATCTAATATTAAAACATCAAGTGCTGGAAAATCTATTTCATCTATAGCCTTAGAAATCATATCAGTAAAATCAATAAAGGATCTTTCGCCACCTCCAGTTTTATAATGTTCATAGGTAGCAATCTTTCTTTGAAACACATCAATATTATCTTTCTTGTAAGACTCTTTTTTGTATACTTTTATTGGATCCTCCATCATGTTTCTTGCTTTATCATAAATAGATAAAGACCAATCTTTATAAATAAATTCATCGTCTTCTAATCGGTTATCCGATCGTTTCAAAATACTTTCTTGTAATGCGAAATCAATCATACAACTTTTAATATCAAACACTTCTTCAGAAAAATATCTACGACAATACTTATGCAGAGTTTTAAATCGTGTAAAATTTTCAATAGTGTATTGAGGAAACGCAGATAAAGCTCTTTCAATTGCAGTATTTACTGCTTTGTTTGTAAAAGATATAAAAGCAATCTTCTCTGGTCTAATACCATTTCTCAAATGTTTTTTTAGAATCCTTTCAATTAATGTATATGTTTTACCTGTTCCTGGTGGCCCATATATTTTAATCGTTTTCTTGTGTAGACTTTTCAGTCTTTGGATTTCTAAACTTTCCTGTGTGGTAGTCATCGTCCATTTCCGTTAGTGATGTATCAATTTTCTTTGGTTTATGTTTTTTAATTTCTTGGTGATTGATAAACTCTGGCATATCAACAGCCCAAATATTTTTCTCTCCTTCATGATATTCTAATCGTTTACAATTTAGTAAACGTAAAGCTTCCATTGAATTATTAAACGCTTTGTTCATTTTCTTCTTCATCCAATTATCTAAGGTAGTCCTTTTAAAATAACAAACATTAGTTTTAGAATCTAATACGACATATCCATCTTTTAGTTTTCTAAAATCATCTTGTTCTATTGTATCTTCAAAAAATTCTTTAAGGGTTTGATAACGCATATCTTCTAAAGTTTCTAAATAATTAAACTCATCAGACTCTTCAGCTTTCTTAACTAAACCATCTAAGAATAAATCCCAAACGATAATATTTTTTCTTTTGGGTAATGTTTTCCAAAGTATTTTATAATTTAATAGTTTCTTTTTAAAATTAAGTTCTGAGGCTAAGTCTTCTGGTTTAACCATAATCTTTTCCCCTTGATATTTAAATTGATAAAAAGATTCTTTGATATCTCTTATAAACATAACATCTTCAAATTCATCTATGATTGCAGGTGCTTCTTGAAATATACCTAACGATCTATTTTTACATAAATCTTTATTACATATGGGTGTAATTGCATTTAATTTAGGTGGACATTTGTAAAAGTATCCTCCCTTCTTAACTGATTTAGCAATAGTAACTATTTCTTTCTCTGGTAGTGGTATTGTAAATATTTCTGTATTTCTTTTCTTAGCTATTTCTGTTAGTTCAGATATAGATAAGTTCTCATCTTTCTTACATTCTAAAACTAAAACATTAAATAAAAAATCGTTTCTATGATTACCAGACCATTTTTCTTGTATCATTTTTTGAACACAAGGCGGATAATCTTTCCAAGAATTTTCTGGTTCATAGTTTGTTGCTTTAAAGTTTTTAATTTGTTCTAAACTTACCCTTTTAAGTTGTGCTAATTCTATAAAAGCTTCTAACATGATCGGAGTTCCATCATTATTATATGCAAACTCTGTAGTCATTTTTGCATTAAAGTATGGCATACCTAATGCTTTATTCATTGGAAATACTTCATTAGCCATGAAGTAATCATTGTTCCATTTGTTTAAAATTTTTAAAACATCTACTTTGTTTTCCCAATCTTTTAAAAATAAAAATATGTGTAGCCCACCAGATTTTGATCTGACAGGTATAAGAGGTAAATTATTATTTTTTATGATGTCTATATATTTTTTAGAACTATAATCTTTATAGCTTTGAGGATCGACATCAATGCACCCCCATTTAATTTTATCATCACGTTCTGGTCTAAGACCAATAACGTATTTCCCTTCTAAGTGATCTTGCCATAAGTCAGCGGTTACTGGTTCGTGGATCGTGAGGTAGTCAGCTTCCCTCTTCCCCCTTTCATCTTGGCCACCCGTTAGGGTGACCTTAATGAATTGACCAGAGTCGCCTTCAAACAACTCTAGTAATTTATGTTGCATTAGAATGGTGTAGTTTCGTTATTACTAACTTTTTTTACGTTAGTTTCACCTTCCTCTTCAAATGCTACTTTACTAAAGATGTCTTGTTTTTTACAACTTTCATAAAAAGCTTTTGATGTTTGTAATGCATCTAGACTTTTAGATGGATCTAAAACCGAATCAAATTCGATTGTCCAACCATACCAAGAGTTCTGACTATTAGACTCTTTAGTAGCTTTTAGTCTATATACTTGAGACCAAGTTGGTGGATTAAACATTCCACTTTTACCTTTGATCTTTCTACTAATAATCATAGAATTCCACAACTTAGATTTTTTCTTTTGTGTAGACTTCATTGGTATTAGAGCATTTTCAATTGGCTCATACTTATCATTCAATAATTGAACAAAGTGATTACCAGTATCTTCGATATAATTACCATTTGGTAATCTATCTTTACCATCATCGCCTTTAGTTGTCTTAGTCATGATAGATGGATCTGTATGAATTGCTACAGGTCTACCAAGACTATCGCCTCTATCTTGCCATTCATTAAAAGTATTATTGTAATGACATGGTACCGCAAAAACACCTTCCTTTGCTTTATACAAAGAACCAGTTATCTCATTAAAGATATCTCCTTGTTTTGCGTGTTGATTATACTTTGCACTATCCTCATCTAGTACAGCTGAGCTAGAGTAAAGTATTTTAAGTAAAGGTAATCTTGTATCACGTGCTGTGATATTTTCAGTACCTTGACCCGATAAAGCTTCAAGATCCATTTTTACTGGAACTCCAGCTTCTTTTTTTGTTGCCACTTCTTTAGTAGCGTTTTGTGTTTCAGACATTATTTGTCCTCCTTTTTAATGGTTACACGGTTTGCAACGTAAACTCCAAACAAATCACTAGGTACTTGTTTACCCTCTTGAATTTGTTCTCTTACGAATCCTTTAAGAGTAGATGCATGAACGCCTTGTTTCTGTTTTACGTTATACCCTTTTGCTTGAGCATCTTGTATTACAGATTGTGCGATCTCATCTTGACCCTTACCGAATTCAAGAGTTACGTTATTTTTAATTAAGTCTCCATGTCCGTTCTCACGTAACCAGTTGTGAGCACGTTCTTTAAAAGACTCATTGATGTGAGCTTGGTAGAAAGGTTTTACATTTACTACACTCCCATCGGTTAGCTCCATCTTGGATATCCCCGCTTCACGCATTAAGTTTGGAATAATATTATCAGAAAGATATAGTTCAGCTTCTTTAAGTTTGCTAATTTCTTCTTCAGCCTTTTTTATCTGTTTCTGAGTTTCCAAAAGCTTATTGCAATTTGAGGCAATATCCGCGGATTTTGCCGTATCGATTTTAATAATCGATTCTGCTTCTAAGTCCATATTAGAACCTCCTTGCGTGAGTGTATAAATTATTTCTTTACTTAATGCAACAATTAAATTAGAAATATTTTGTTATAACATGAAATATATTTACAAGACTAAACCCTTTGAACATCAAAGAGAAGCACTTAAACAAGGTGCTGAATCAAATAATTTCGCATATTTTATGGAAATGGGTACAGGTAAAACAAAAGTATCTATCGATAATGCATCGTATTTATTTACACAAAATAAAATTAAGAATGCTATTGTGATTGCACCTAACAGCGTATATCTAAATTGGAAAAGAGAAATAGAAACTCATTGTAGTGTTGATTATAAAATCATGGCACACAAAGTTGATGTAATGCATTCTCCACAATTTAATGATCCATTAAAATTAACTTGGTATTTATTTAATGTTGAAGCCATGAGTCATAAATCTGGATTAAAAAAAGTAAAAGAAGTTTTAACCGAGTTAGATAAGACAATGGTAATAATTGATGAAGCCACTACTATTAAAAACAGAACTGCTAAGAGAACAAAAAATATAATTGAACTTGGTAAAGGTGTTGCTTACAAAAGAATTTTAACAGGTACTCCAGTTACTAAATCACCACTCGACTTATATAGTCAAGTCGCATTTCTAGATAAATCATTATTAGGACATGGATCGTTTTATACGTTCCGAGCAAGATACGCAGTAATGCATGAAATAGATATGGGTGGAAGGTCAGTATTGTTACCGAAATACTATACGAATTTAGAAGAGTTAGAGCAGAATTTAAAAAAATTTTCATATCGTGTTCGTAAGGTAGATTGCCTGGACTTACCAGAAAAATTATATACCCAGTATTATATCAATTTAAAAGATGAGCATCAACGGGCTTATAATCAATTAAAGAAGAATGCGTGGGCCGTGATCCAAAACGAAGAGGTCAGTTATTCTAATAAACTAACCGAGATATTAAAGTTACATCAATGTGTTAATGGCCATGTTAAAACGGACGACCATAAAATAATAGAGTTTGATGACCCTAAGTTAGATCAACTATTAGAAGTGATTGAGGAGAATGATGGTAAGTTTATTATCTGGGCTAACTATATTTACAACATAGAAAAAATTATTAACGTTTTAAAGGATAGATATGGAAATGACTCTGTAGTTAGTGTATATGGTAGTGTTGATGCCGAACAAAGAATTAGAAATGTTAAACGATTCGAAAACGATAACGCTGTGCGTTTCTTCGTTGGTAATCCTAGCACTGGTGGTTATGGGCTTAATCTGGTGGCAGCCAGTTATGTCATCTATTACTCTAATTCTTATAATCTGGAAGTTCGTGAACAAAGCGAAGACAGAGCTCACCGAATTGGACAAGATAAAAACGTGCTTATTATCGATTTAATAATTAAAGATAGTGTAGATGAGATGATTATCTCAGCTTTAAAAAATAAAATTAAACTAAGTGCAAAAACTCTTGGTGAAGAAGCAAAGAAATGGTTATCTTAAATGGACTTAATTATTTTTGTAGATAATTTATATCATTTAGTTCCTGTAACTAAAACAATGTTAGCCAGTTTAGAAATTCCTAAAGATGTAGATTGTTTTGATCTCTGTGAAATTATTAGAGAAAATTTTATATTTAAACAAGAATTTTTTGGTTGTTATTGTTCGGTTGAATAAAATTTTTCAACCCTTGTTAACCATTTTTCTTCATACTCTAAAAGCATTTGTTCATCCATTTGAAATCTTTGAAATAACAAATCAGGAGTGCACATAGCAATTAATCCCATTTTAATATCTCCATATTGTTTTTTATGAGCTAACGAATAGGCTGCAATTTGATAATAATAATCTTCAATCCATTCTTCTCTTTTAGGTTTATTGGATTGCTTAAAGTCTAATATAGTAGGTTGACCTTTATATTCACAAACTAAATCTGTTGAACCTGCCCATCTATCCTCATAGGCTAGAGATACTTCGGATCCATATATTTTAGTAAGTTCAGGTAATCCTTTTACAATTTCGTGAGCCATGAGCCGTGCTTCGGTACCCTTCTCTGAAAGGCTTAAATAACCTATACCATTAATGTATTGCTCTAATACG